CGTTTCCGCCGGCCGCTGCACTCGGTAATTGAGAGGTTCCATATGGGTGGTTCACCGAAGAAATCGCCAGTGATCAAGGCGCTTGAGGGCAATCCCGGTCAAAGGATTATTGAGGCCTCCGGGATCGAAGCGATGGGCGAGCCGTTCATCCATGAGCATTTGATGGAGGATGCGCGCGGATGCATCGAGGTGATCAGGCAGTCGATGCCGAAGAAGGTCTATTCAACGCTGGACAGCTACCTATTGGCGGCGTTTGGAATCGCCTGGGCAATCCATAAAATGGCAACGATCAAGATCAGCGCGCCGGATTTCGTGCTGATCAATCCGGTCAGGATGACGCAATCCCCATGGCTAGACGTTCTCAACAAGCAGGCGATGATCATGGTGTCGGCGGGCGCCCGGCTCGGTCTCGATCCGGCAAGCCGAGCCGGACTGAAGCTTCCCGGCGCAAGGCAGCAGAAAAGCAAGTTCGACGGCCTGCTCGGGCAGACCGAGTCATTGCCTTCATCGAATGTCTCACCGTTCCATCGGGCATAGGCCAGGGCGAGCGATTTGTTCTGCGAGAGTGGCAGAAACGGTTCCTGCGTGATGTCTATGAGCCATGTGATGCTAATGGGCGTCGCATTGTTCGCCGCGCCATCCTCAGCGTCGGACGCAAGAACGGCAAGACCGGATTGCTTGCGGCGCTCGTCCTGGCGCATTTGATCGGGCCTGAGGCGATCGAAAACGGCGAGATCTATTCGGCGGCGAACGACAGGGAACAGGCGGCGATCGTCTATAAGGTCGCCGCTCAGATGGTGCGGGCCGACCCAGAGCTGTCTCAGGTGCTCGGCTGCATCGATTCGACCAAGCGGATCGTTAATTATCGCAATGGCAGTTTCTATCGCGCACTTTCGTCGGAATCAGGCACCAAACATGGACTGAACCCGACGTTTGTCGTGTTCGATGAACTATCCCAGGCGAAAAGCCGGACGCTGTACGACGTGCTCGACACCTCGTTCGGTGCCAGGACCGATCCGCTTTTCGTCGTCATCAGTACCCAAAGCAACGACCCGAAACACATTTTAAGCGAACTGATTGACGACGGCCTGAACGCCGCGGACCCGCGCATTGTTTGCCATCTTTACGCCGTGCCGGAGGACACCAAGGACGTGTTTGATCCGCACGTCTGGAAACTGGCCAACCCGGCGCTCGGCGATTTCCTGAGCTTTGAGAACCTGAAGGCAGAAGCCGACAAGGCCCGCCGCATGCCGGCGGAAGAGCCCCGATTTAGGAATCTCAGGCTTAATCAACGTGTCAGCCCGATCTCGACGCTGATCGCGCGGGCGGAATGGGAGGCCTGTATCGGACCGGCGGAATTCGAGCCGGGCGAAGATGTCTATCTGGCGCTCGATATGTCGGCGAAGCTCGATCTCACCGCGCTGGTAATGGGCTCATGCGGTGAGAAGACGAGGATCCGACCGTTTTTGTGGAAGCCGGAAGACGCTTTGAGAAAGCATGCTGACCGGGATTTCGGCTCGGGCAACCGGCGTTACGAGCAGTGGGTGAAGGAAGGCCATCTACTGATCTCGCCGGGTGCGACGATCGACGGGGCAGTGATTGCTCTAAAGATTATCGAGCTCTGTCAGACCTACAATGTCCGTGGGCTGGCTTATGATCGCTGGCATATGGACGTGGTCGCGAAAGAGTTCGACGCGCTGGAATTCCAGTGCTGGGAAGACAGCGCGAGTAGCGAGCGGCGAACGGGATCGGGCTTAAGGCTGGTGCCGTGGGGGCAGGGATACCGGGATATGGGCGCGGCCATCAACGCGCTCGAGGCCGAGGTGACGCGGCGTAGCCTTGAGCACGCCGACAATCCGGCGCTGAACTGGAATATCAGCAATGCCGTTGCTTCGATGAATCCGGCGGGCGAGCGCCGGATTGAGAAGGCGAAAGCCCGGTTTCGCATTGACGGCGCGGTGGCGCTGGCGATGGTGTGCGGGCTGAAGGCGAGGGATCGCAAGAGCGCGGTGAATGTGGCCGCGATGATCGGCTAGCGATTGATGAATGTAGTTACTGATTTAATCTCGCTCTTGGATTCTCTAGCTTTGGGATCGAACAGCACCCGGCCGCCGCCCAATGGCGGGATGCCGCGGGATTCCAGCACCGCGTTAATCTGCTCGTTGGTATACGGATTGCGTTTTGGCGCTGGATTATCCTGGGCCTGTGCGGGCAATACGGCACTGGTCAAAATCGCAAAAGCAAAAATAGCATAACGCATTTAATCGGTTCCCTTAAATAGATAGCCGGAAGTGGCTCACAATCTCCAGTTAGCGTCGCGGCCAGGTTCCGGCAATCCCGTTCGACTACGGTAGAAGGCATCCCAACATGCTTAAGCGCGCTGTATCGGCGTCGCCCTCGGGCGACGATCCGCGGGAATTCGTGTTGTCGGACGCCACGGTTGACCGCATGGGCGAGGTGATCGAGCCGGACGGTTGGGATTGGAGCGACTTTCAAAAGAACCCGGTGGCGTTATTCAACCACAACGCGGATTTTCCGATCGGCACCTGGAGCAACTTGCGCAAAGGCGACGCGTTGCGCGGCGATCTGGAAATGGCGCCGGCCGGGACATCGCAGCGGATCGACGAGATCCGGAAACTGATCGACGCCAAGGTGCTGCGCGCGGTCTCGGTCGGCTTCAAACCGACGGAATCCGTTCCGATCAACAAAGATGCGCCGTACGGGCCACAGCGCTTCCTCAAGCAAACGCTGGTCGAATGCTCGCTGGTCTCGGTGCCCGCCAATCCCAACGCGATCGCGGTCGCGAAATCCCTCAATCTCTCCGACGAAGTTTTGTCTCTGGCCTTTGGCGAGCATGCCATCACGAGGTCCGGAGGCGGATATCCCACCGGCAAGCAAGCCGTCACGTCTCCGATCGAAAGACCACAGGCTATGCTCTCTCAACACATCGAACGCGTGCAAGCCGACCTCAACGCGAAGCGTGATCGGCTCGCCGAACTGTCCAATGCCGGAGAAATCCACGACATCGAGGCGATCAGCGACCTCAACACCCAGATCGGCCAGGCCGAACATATCCTGACCGTGCTCCGGGAATCCGAGGCGAGAAGCGGTGCCGCGGCGGTCACCGGCACCGCCATGGCGCCGTACACCGCGCCGGCCAGCAACGTCAGCAACCTGCGACCGGCGACGCCGGCTTCGGTTGCCGCACCGGCGGTGCTGCGCCGTCCGCTCGGCGAGAAGGAATATTCGCTGGTCGACCTGATGGCTCGGGCGGCGATTACGGGCATGTTCGCGCAGGCGCAGCGCAAGCCGATCGACGAGGTGCGGCAGCGCATCTACGGCGACCATGAGGGCACTCGGCAGGCGATCGAACTGTTCTGCAAGGCTGCCACCGCGCCGGCGATGACCACGGTGGCAGGCTGGGCCCAGGAACTGGCGCAGACTGTCTATACCGGATTCATGCCGCTGCTGATGCCGATGTCGGTAATGCCGCGGCTGTCCGGTTACGGCATGAACCTGCAGTTTGGGATGGCGGGCCGAATCGTCATTCCGACCCGAGCGCGAACTCCGACGATCGCCGGCTCGTTCGTCGGCGAAGGTCTGCCGATTCCCGTCCGCCAGGGCATGTTTACGTCGCAGACCTTGGTGCCGAAGAAAATGGCAGTGTTGACGACCTACACCAGGGAGATGTCGGAGCACTCGATTCCGGCAATTCAGGCGTTGCTGACCGACGCGATCCGCGAGGACACTGCGGTTTCGCTGGACAGCATTTTGCTCGATGCCAACCCGGCGACCGCGGTGCGGCCGGCCGGCATCCTCAACGGCATTTCCGGCCTGACGCCGACCGCAGGCGGTGGCTTCACGGCTGCGATCGGCGATATCAAGCAACTGACCAATGCGATCCTGACCGGTACGCTCGGCAATCTTCGCAATCCGGTCTGGATCATGAACCCTGTGCAAGTCAACGCACTCGGATTGATCGCGGCTCCCGGCGCCGGTCTGTTCCCGTTCCGTGAGGAAGTGGCGGCCGGCACCCTCGGTGGTTGGCCGATCATCTCCAGCGGCACGGTTCCGGTAGGAACCGTGATCGCGATCGATGCCGCGGATTTCGTCAGTGTTGGAGGCGACGCGCCGCGCTTCGAAATTTCTGACGAAGCCACCATACATCTCGAAGACACCACGCCGCTCGACATCGGCACCCCCGGCACGCCTCCTGTTGTCGCAGCGCCGGTCAAGAGCATGTTCCAGACCAATAGCATCGCGCTGAGACTTCTGCTCGACATCAATTGGACCGTGCGGCGCGCCGGTGTGGTTGCGTGGGTGGCGGCAGTCACGTGGTGACTTGGATTACGCGTCCGTAATGGTGATTGAGAAGGATAGAACGATGACAGAAAACAAATTGTACGAAACCGAGAAGGCGCGAGCCGACAAAGTTCGCGCGGCTGGCCTGGAGAAGTCGTCAAAGGGTAAGCCGACGCCTACCCAAGAGGAAAATGATCGGGCGGCGTGTGGTGAGTATATTGCCGAGCATCAAGACGATGGCTCCGGACCGGATATCGGTTCTCCGGAACATCCGCTGCATCCGGAACACGCGGAGCATAAGCGGCAAGCGACAGCGGCACCCTCGAGCGGTGCGGCTTATCAGACCCGCGGCGGCAAGCCCGCAACCTAGATGGGCCTGATCTCGCGGGTTTTTCAGCCTATAGCCAGGGCGGCATCGTCGCTGTTTCCGACCGAAGGCGCTTACCGCCCTGGCCCGTATTTTCTCAACAACGGCTTTCTGCCGGCCGATGTCGGGCAATCCTGGAACTGGTGGCAAACCGGCTACACTTTAGCACCCTACGGCGAAACCAGCGCCATGGTCGAAGCCTGTGTGGGGGCGTATTCCCAGACCGTGGCGATGTGTCCGGGGGCGCATTGGCTCAAGCTCGACAATGGGGGGCGCGAGCAGATCACCAACTCTGATCTCAGCCGCATCCTGAAGCAACCCAACGATTATCAGAGCATGTCGGATTTCCTGCTGAATATGACGCGCTCGTTGTATCTGTACGGCGAAGCCTTCGCCGTCGTGCTCCGGAACAACCGCAGCGAGGTTTCGGAAATCCACCAGATGCGGTTGGGCATGGCGATCGTGGCCGGCGACGGCTCGGTGTTCTACAGTCTCACCGGTAATGAAATCGTCCAAATGCGATACGACCTATCGTCGCCGATCCCGGCGCGCGACGTGATGCATATCCGGTTGCATACGCCGACCCATGTATTGAAAGGCGTGTCGCCGCTGCTGGCCAACAAGCTGCCCTTGCTAATGACGCAGGCTGTGATCAATCAGCAGATTGCGTTCTATCTTAACCAGGCCAAGCCGTCTTTCCTGCTCGAGACCGACAACGAGCTCAACGAAACCCAGCGTGACGAGTTGCGCGCCAGTTGGAATAAGCAGACCCAGGGCGCTGCCGCGGGCGGCACGCCGATCCTGTCATGGGGATTGAAGGCCAAACCGGTCACGGTGACCGCGCAGGACGGCCAAGTCGCGGATCTGTTGAAAGTCAACGACCAGGGCGTTGCGCTGGCGTTCCGGATACCGCTGCAGATCCTCGGCATCGGCGGCACGCCGTTCGCCTCGACCGAGGCCCTGATGCAGTCATGGATTTCGAGCGGGCTCGGGTTTGCAATCAACCACATCGAGACCGCGTTCGATCGGGTGTTCAATCTGGATGGAATTCCCGACGAATACACCGAGTTTGACACCCAGGCCTTGCTGCGCAGCGCCTTCAAGGAACGCATGGACGGACTGGTGGCGGGCGTGATGGGCGGCGTGATGTCATCCGACGAGGCGCGTGCTCAACTCGAATTGCCAGTGACGCCGGGCGGCTACGGCGCGATGCCGCGGGTTCAACAGCAGGTGGTGCCTTTGAGCTACGGCGCGCAAATGGTGCCGCCGAACCCGAACGCCAAACCGAGCTCGAGCGGTTCGAGTCCGAAAGACGATCCGAACGAGAGTAGCGAGAACGAGCCGGCCTCGAGCGATAGCGCGAAGGAAGATGCGGCGGAAGCCTCGAGCAAGGTGATCCAGTTATTCAGGACATCCCAGCATGCCGAACAGCAACGCATCGCCGTCCCCGATTGATCTGCTGGCGATCGAGCTCGGCGCGGTTGCCGGTCGGATCGAGCGCGAAGTCAACCTTCGCTTGCTGGCCGCGGTCGCGGAGATCGCCCGCCGCGAAGCCGAGATGAAAACGCGAGCCGCCGAGGTCGAGGCGCGGTTTGTGGCGCTCGAGCGCGCGGCGTCCGATCGTCTGCTCGAGCTCAAGGACGGCGTAGACGGCAAGGACGGAATCGACGGAATTGATGGAGCAGTCGGTAAAGATGGCGCGCCCGGCGACAAGGGCGAGCCTGGATTATCCGTCGCGGGAGAACGCGGACCCGAAGGCCCGCGCGGCGAGCCGGGTATCCCAGGTGAGCGCGGCGAGCGCGGTCCGATCGGCCAGCGCGGCGAGATCGGACGGCCGGGCACCTTGCCTGTCGCGCGGGCCTGGGCCGATCAAATCTCCTATCAGGGCGAAGTGGTCATGCACCAGGGCAGCACCTGGCAAGCACAGCGCGACACCGGACGAGAACCGCCGCACGAGGATTGGGTTTGCCTGGCCCGCAGCGGCCGTGATGGAGCCTCGCTTCA